GTTTTTATTTGTTGTTTCCATAGCCACCTCTTGTTTTTCGTATGTTGAATAATAATGACCACAACCAAAGCAATGGCCGTGTGAGTCTGAATAAACGGCAACGTTGTCTTTACTGCCACATTCGAAACAAGGAGCGTGATATGAAAATTCACTATTTTCCATATTGATATTCCTCTAAAAATTTTTGGCTTAAAAACAAACGGCCCCTAGACGTTAATCTAAGGGCCTACAGAAAAGGTAAGCTATGAACTTACCCCGTTGTTTGTATACACTATTTTAACTCGGCTATCCAACTTTTTGGTATGTATTTATCAGAATACTTAAACTCATGTTTCTGACACCACATAGCATATGTCGTTCTAGATATTTTGGATATGCGAGTTTGTGAATTAGAAAAGACAAATCTTAAATCCAAGTCTGGATAAAGTTTCTTAACTAAAATATGTTTTTGTTTATCAGCCGTTAAAAATCTACCCTTACCTTCAATGTACATAAGGCTTCCATCTTTTTTTGTTAATACAAAATCAGGTGTATACCTATGTGACTTTTCTGGTTTGATATATTTTATAACTTTTGTTTCATACTCAAATTTAATTTTTGAATATGTTAATTGTTTTGCTATTTGTTCTTCAAGGCCCGACCTATACTTAGAAGTCGTCTTCTTGGGCCACCACTGGTTGTGTCTCATTATCAAACTCCTGGGTTTCTGAAACTGCAAAGCCTTCTTCTTTCTTGAAGCCATATCCAGTTGAATTGTTTCCACCCTCGACAAGTTTAATAACTTGGGCAGCTCTAAGTCTCATTGAGACTCCCGCACCCACCATAGAAGTATAATACGGAATTAATTCAGCACTTACTTTAAGTTCCGAACCACCCCACACATTAACGTCTTTTGCGGGTATGCCGTTAGCGTCAAATATTGCGGGTTTGTTTTCAAAAGTTTCACCAGTTTTCATAGTGACTACTGCTTTGCATTTAAATTTAAATACAACATTTCCAGTAGGGTTGCCTTTTTCATCTAGTTCATCATGATATGGTAAACTAGCTTGTTTTATTTCTTTACTTTTAGACTTCTCTTTTGCAAGAGTAAGACTTTCTTCGATTGCTTTGTTAATGCTTTTAATAACATCTTTGCAATCATCTTTTTTTATGACTAGATTGGTTTTGTAGTCACCTGGTTCACCAAACTTAGTATCAGCAGTTGTTAACCAAGGATACTGAGCAAGTCCAACCGGTGTCACAATCTTTGTATAATTGTTCGCCATTGTTTTCCTCGTTGTTGTTGATTTTATTGTCGCTTGTTATTATTCCTTTGGATTGTAATTCGACAATTTTATCCATAGGAAGATACTCAAAGTCCATAATTATTCCTTTGGTTCTAATAGGGGTACTAATCACCCACTACTGGGTTAGTTTACGCAAAAAAGAACTCAGACTGTAAAACTTCTTTTATATTAAAGTCACCTTTTTCAGGTACAGTTGGTAATTTTTTACGTTGCTCTTCTGAAAGTGTAGGTTCTATTGAAACTTTAAATCCTTCTAATGGACAATCGTTGTCATATAACTCTACAAACGTTTCTCTAATTGTATCTGCAAGAACTTGTGAGTCCGCAGCAAGTGTCCCAAAAGAGTCATGGACATTACAAAAATGAGATATTCCTTTATCATAAGCTTTGCATACAACTTTCATCATATGTGCTGAGTCTTGTGAATGAATAAAATTTGGTGGTAAACCATTAGAGGCCCTTAAAACAGAATACTTTTCTGTCTCAACGTTTATTCTAGGTTTTATTATTTCACCAAACATTCTAGTTTTTACACGCATAGATTTAAACTCTGGATAATCTTGTATGACTGGAAAGCCAACTGGATTTGTCCAACGAATTGCATGACCATTTTTAGATAAAACTTTTGCACAGTTTTGTAAAAATGACATACCTAATCTTGCCGAAGATAAAACTTCACCCATACTGTCCCAGATAACACCCGATAAGAATGTACATGCTTGAAACGATGAGCTGCCAAACGGGTGTTCATCCCCTTGGTCTTTTCTTTTAACTAAATCCTCATCAACAAAGTCACTACAAGAGTAACGTGTTGACCCATAAGGTGAAGTCATGATTGCTCGTTTAACAGTTGAACGTTTAACTTTAAATTGTAACCAAAGTTTTGCAAAAGGATTGTCAGTCATTGTTTTTAAATTTTCAATCACTGTGTCCTTTACTACTGTATAAACATCTTGTGGCTTTTCTGATTTACCTAAGTTAACTGCTCTAGCAGACGCAGTGTGTTTAAGTATTCCAGAGTAATGTTGAATACCATTACATGAGCCATCTTGGTTACAAATAAACGTACTTAAATATCCGTAGCCAACGTTTTTAAAAGACACCCACTCATTAACCCAAGCAAGAAATTGAAAAGGCTTGTCAGCCATTTCCCACTCACGGTTTACAAAAGGGTCTTCCTGGATTTTTTTGAATAACTCTAAGTTTTCATCAACCCATTTTAATTGTTCTTCTCTTGTTACTTTATCAACACCAAATAGTGCAGCACCAGTAACAGCTAACCAATAATCACCTTTGTTTTCTTCGGTTATCTTTTTACCAGTTCCAAGTAAGTGAAGTGCTTTTGCAAAGTCAACACCTTGTATGTTTAAATAGTTTGTTACTTGGTAACATCTAGACCTAAAGTCTAAAGTGTGTGCATGATAAAATATTTTTTCTTTAATCATGTGAGCCATCCACCTAACTTTTGCAAACAATAATCTTTTTGATTTTTGTCTAGCATTGTCAGTGTGGACTTTTACAGACTCAATTCTATATAACTGTCTAGCAAGTTTATTAGTTTCAATATCATGTGGTCGGACCGGTAAACTTAAAAGTTCAGCTATTGGTAAACCACCTATTGCTATATTCTTTTCCCAAGCCTTATCTAATACATCTAAGATAAATGTATTTATTTTATAAGGTGTATCTTGTTGTGCGTTTACAGCTTTGTAAACCATAGGCATTTCTATATTTTCTAAATGCTTTAGGTTCTCTCTTTTACGATACTTAACTAAAGTTAATGGTTTGATATGTCTTGAATAATATCCACCACCTTTTGTACTGCCTTCCTCCCAACGCCTTGGAGCAACGATTGTTGGAAAATATTCGGGAGCAAGAACTTCAAGAAAATCATTTCTGTTATTAATCCAATCCATAGTTTGTTGGGTTGGTACTAGTTTCTTTTCTCTTCTATTCTTTTTAATTATTGTCTCAACATCACAAAGGCCCGTGTGAACACACATGAGCTCTATAAGCTTGTAACCTACATGCACCTTCTCACTCCTAGTCCATACAGTCCACTCAATGTTATTTTTTTGTGAAGACTCTCTTAACTTTCTTCTTTTGTATTGATAGCCAGATGAACGTGCGTCCAGGTCAGCTTTTACAATACCATAATGTTCGGGCTTCTCTTCTTCAAAGGTTCTTAATGCAACCTCAGCCTCAATTTTACTTGCTACATTTATGGCTGCACTTGTTAATCTTCTAGAAATTGTAATACAGTTAATAATAGACTTTGAAGCTATCAAAGCAATTATGTCTGGTTCTAATAATGATAGTAATTTTCTAGCAATAGGTTGTACACCTGATACCTTTTTACCTTCTTCACAGAATGCCTTTATGCCTTCTGAAAAGGGCCTTATAGAGTTAGACAATAAAGTCTTACCATAATTAGTAAAAGACTCCTCACCTCTCTGTTTATGTTCCGTTAATCTCTTTCTAAATCTTCTTATACCTCTATCTCTCATGTCCTTCTCTAGGTCTAATTGTTCTTTTAAGATAGAAAACGGTAAAGTAATTCCTTTTGTATTATTCATAGTGTATTTCCTTTATGTGTTTAGGTAGACTTTTAGCCCCCATTGGTTCTAATAGGGGAACCAATTACCCAGTACTGGTTTGATTGTGTTAAAAAATTTTAAGTGTGATGGATAGCGTTAAAGTGTTGTGTAACCTGGAAACTAATCGAAACAGTCCGTTGGCAGACTTTAGATACCTAGGGTTTAGAAAACCGATGCTCTATCCAACTGAGCTAAGGGCGCAAGGATATCATTCCGATGGTTTACTACAACTTTTAACGCTAATCCAACTTTATTTTAATCCACTAAGATGTCTTTAGCAACGGCTTGTTGTCAACCGTTGGCTCATTTCCACTAGTGGGTTCTAGAACATTTACGTACTGTTTTAAGTTTACACTTAGAACTCGTCCGTATTTACCAATCATACGTGGGTCTTGGTGGCCCACCCATTCTTGAGTAAACTTTTCAGGAACGCCTTTGTTTAATAATTTAGTAACCAAGGTTCTACGACATGCATGAATTGTAAATCTTTTATCATGTTGTAGTCCCATTGCTTTACGCAACTTACGCCACGCAGAGTTTGGTCTCCATTTTGGAAAATCACTAAACAATCTTTGTTCGGGCCTCTTGCCTAAACAAAAACGTTTACAAATGTTTTGACTTCTAGCAGTCAAAGGTACGCCCCTCGGTTCATTGTTCTTTGTGTTATACAAAGTAACTCTGTCACCAAACACTTGGTTGACTCTTAACCGTTGCAGCTCAGACAAACGACATCCTATATCCATTAACAATAGAAAAAAATCTCGTTCATCTTCCATACCCCATTCTGTAAACAAACTAATTAAAGTTTGCTCCTCTTCATTCGACAGATACCTTAACTCATGATTAGGTTCTTTTAACCAAGTGATGTATGGCTTCCTCTCTAACTTATAAATATTCCATCTTCGCAGACAAAAAGTTATCATAGTAGATAAAGCAGACAAGTATCTATTAATCGTCCCTGGACTAAGATTTTTATTTCTTAGATGTGAAACTAGACCGTCTATATCATTTTCATCAATATCATTTATAAAAGTATCTTCTTTAAAATACTCAATAACTTTTGCAGCTCGACCAATGACACTTTCATCTTTACCCTCGTCCCATTGCATTCTACAAACTTTATTAAATATTTGTCGAAGTTCTTTTGGATTAGCTTTTTTCATGTACATACCTCCTTTCCAATACCTCAAGCTATAAGGTTTATTAGTTGTTAACTGAATCATAAAATCTTTGTCCACGATTTGTTAATCTAACTAATTTTCTTCTTCGTTCCATCGGGTCTTCCTTTGTTTCCACAAAATTCAAACCCTCTTTTCTACTCCACTTCCATTTTGATAGAATAGAAATATTTCGACTAACACTTGATTGGGCCATGTCTAAGTCATCTGCAATAGCAGTCATAGGCACTCCCGTGTCAGAAAATTTTCCTTTACTATGTATTGCTACATAAAAGAAAATTGCCATTGTTTGACTTTGAATGTCTGGGTCAAAACGTCTAAAGTCCTGAACCATTTTTAACATTTTAAGTCCGCTCATTATATTACTCCTTACTGTCTCTTGTTTTATAAGTGAACACAGACACACTTATGTTATTTTATTAAATTTATTTCGCACGGTAAAATAACAAATTCGTGCTATAGACTATCTGCGAAGGTAAAACCTCCAAAACGAAAAATCTATTATTGTCTCGCCATTACTCTTCGTAACTTTAAGATTACTCCGTTTAGACCACCTTTCGATGGTAACTTTAAAAAGAATAAAATT